CGGGAAACCAGAGCGCCGCAACCAACACGGGAAACCAGAGCGCTGCAACCAACACGGGAAACCAGAGCGCCGCAACCAACACGGGAAACCAGAGCGCTGCAACCAACACGGGAGACTGGAGCGCTGCAACCAACACGGGAGACCGGAGCGCTGCAACCAACACGGGAGACTGGAGCGCTGCAACCAACACGGGAGACCGGAGCGCTGCAACCAACACGGGAAACTGGAGCGCTGCAACCAACACGGGAAAAGACGGCGTGGCCGTATCGTGGGGAAGACGCGGAAAAGCAAGAGGAGAAAAAGGCTGTTATCTGGTCCTTGCCGAGTATGACGATTCTAACAATTTAGTTTGTGCAAAGATGGAAAAAGTGGACGGTGAGCGCATAAAAGAAAATACGTTTTATACGCTGAAGAATGGAGAATTTGCAGTGGCAGAGGAACAGGGAGCGGAAAAGTGAGCCGCTCAGGAGGTAAAAATGCGAAAGATTATAACTGTATTAGTAGTTCTGACAGGCGTGCTGTTGTATTGGATTTATAAAGCCGGAGAAAGCATCGTCCTGGAGCAGGATGTTGACAGGATAGGACAAAGGAGACAGGACAATGGCAATATGGATTAAAAAATCGCCGGATGCCGAACCGGTATGGATGGCGGCAGATAACCGGATCAGGGAGCTGGCGCTCTCGATCGAACGGCGTGCAGGTATCGCACCGGATGCGGATGGGCTTCGGCAAATCCGGGAGTGGGCAACAGAGATTGTTTGCCAGTGCGACATGGTGGAGCGTGTGCAGGAACAGGCAGAACCGGCGTGGAAGAGCGAGCTGCAGGATGCGTTCCTGCGGGGCAGCAGGGTGTAAATAAAAATCGAAAGGAGACGGAGCTTCCCGGGAAGATGCCATCGGCTCCTTAAAAGAAAATGATAAACGGAGAATTGATTGTTGATAATTTTGCCGGCGGAGGTGGAGCATCCACCGGAATCGAAATGGCAACAGGGTACAGCGTAGATATTGCAATTAACCATGATCCAGAAGCAATTAGGATGCATAAAGCGAATCATCCAAACACAATACATTACTGCGAAGATGTATGGCAGGTGGATCCGGTAAAAGCATGCAATGGACACCCGGTAGGCCTTGCATGGTTTTCACCAGATTGTAAGCATTTCTCAAAAGCGAAAGGCGGTAAGCCAAAGGATAAATTTATCCGTGGCCTTGCGTGGGTAGCCTGTCGGTGGGCGGGACTTGTCCGACCGAGAGTAATTATGTTGGAAAATGTAGAGGAATTTAAGACCTGGGGACCGCTTAACCGAGGGCATCATCCGATTAAGGCGAAACAGGGTAAAACCTTTGGAAAGTTTGTGCAGCAGCTTACAGATTTGGGCTATGAAGTGCAGTTTAAGGAATTGGTTGCGGCCGATTACGGTGCGCCGACCATGCGGAAGAGATTCTTTATAATTGCACGATGTGACGGCAGACCGATTGTATGGCCTAAGCCAACACATGCACCGGCAGACAGTGAAGAAGTAAAAGCCGGACTACTTAAGCCTTATGCCGGAGCATATACACAACTTGACTTTTCCCTTCCGTGCCCATCGATTTTCGAAACATCGGAAGAAATTAAAGAGAAATACGGAATCCGGGCAGTGCGACCGCTTGCCAAAAAGACAATGGATAGAATCGGCAGAGGAATCAAAAAGTTTGTGTTGGACAATCCGGAACCGTTCATTATCAAGGACGAATCAAACGATACAAAAATTCCTATTCTGATCCAGTACCACTCAGAGACAACAAAAGACGAGGTGCGCGGTCAGGAAATTGAGGCACCGATTATGACGGTAGACGGTTCAAACCGGTACGGGCTTGTGACGTCCTTTATCAGTAAATTCTACAAAAGCGGCACTGGGCAGGATGCAAGGGAACCGCTACATACGATTACTTGCGGAGACGGGCATTTTGGAGAGGTGAGAGCGTTCTTGACAAAGTATTACGGATCCGGCACAGGACAGGATATAAAAGAGCCGCTTGACACGATCACAGCGCAGGATCGTTTCGGACTGGTGACGATCTACGGGACAGAGTACCAGATTGTGGACATTGGTCTGCGGATGCTGGAACCTAAAGAGCTGTATGGCTGCCAAGGATTCCCACAAGATTATATCATCGACCGGGACTGTGACGGCAAGGCATACCCGAGAGCTGAGCAGGTCAGAAGATGCGGTAATGCTGTATGCCCGCCTATACCGGCAGCACTGGTAAAAGCGAATTTGCCAGAATTATGTATAGCGAAAAGGCAGCCTATCTGTAGGATGGATAGGATACAGTCAGAGAAGTCAGGACAGATGCGTTTTGCGTAATAATTGGAGATCAGAAATGTATAAAAACGCAGAGGGCTACCGCGATGAAACAGCCTGCCGGGCAATCATCGCGGTAGCAAGAGAAGAGAGAATAAAGCGCAGGAAGCTGCAGGAGGACAAGAATATGGGAACAGAAAATAAAACCGGAGAGGTTTGGAGAACACGAACTGTCACAGGAACAGAGAAGATCGTGCTGGTGGTAGCAGACCACGGGGCAATGGCGTATGTAATTCATCTAGCAGAAGAGGGTACGCATACAGATATCGAAGTAAACTGCGAGGGGCTGCGGTACGGTTCCAGCGATCGAATGTATTATGTGCCATCTAGAAGTTTTGAGGAATACCTCCGTACAGTAACAGATGAGCAGCTGGCAGATATTAAAAACAAGCTTGCAGCATCGATCGGGATTGAACCGCAGATCACAGAAAAAGAAGTTGTCCGGGAAGTACCGGTGGAAATTCCGAGCAATATCGCTCCTGCGGAGCCACAAAAATGTTGTGCTGCAGAGGTGCAAGAATTGACTATCCGGGCGGAAAGAGCAGAAGCACTGCTGGAAGAGTACAGAGAGCTGTATAAAAACGTAATCGAAAAAATCTGACGTTATTAAGGAGGGATAAGAAAATGGACAAAAAGGATATTTTAGGAAAGTTGGGCATAATAGCGGCTGCGGCTTGGCTGATACTATTTATTCTGGCGTTTAGTATGGACCGCTCCAGCAGAATGGGAGATGTGTTAATACTCTCAGCCTTTGCTGGGGTGTTGCCTATGATTTTTTTCACGATTGGTGATTAGCCAGATGTATTTTGCAAAGGCGAAAATGAGCATTTAAAGGAAGGAAAAGAACTATGAAAAATTGGAAATTACCATTGATTATTGTAGGAGTAGTAGTGGCAGTAGTTTTGTTGTGTGCGTTTGGAGTGCAGTCAGTACAGAATCGGGCAATCAGTCTGGAAGAATCGGTCTATACCGCTGAATCTGACATTAAAGTGCAGGAGAAACGCAGGGTTGACTTGGTTTATAATCTGGCAGACTGTGTAAAACAGTATGATCGGCATGAATCAGAAACATTGACTGGACTTGCAGATGGAATGAGCGAAGGGAACAGTGTAGAAGATGTAAATACTGTGATCGCGGCAGTTACATATGCTTATCCAGAGTTGAAAAGCAATGAGAATTATAAGCAACTCATGAATGAATTGTCTATTACCGAAAACATGCTTGCCCAGTACCGGGAAAATTACAATAAATCCGTAACAGCTTATAACAGGTATGTAAAGAAGTTTCCAGCAAGAATCTTCCTCGACTGGACAGGCTATGAGGTTTTGAAATTTCAGCGGTTGGATTATCAAGCACCAGTTGACGCACCGCAGGATTTATTTGGAGAATAGCTTATGGAAATAACCAAGCGCGAAATCATCATCAGCGTTGCAATCGCCGCCGTTATGCTAATAGTCGGTTTCTTTATATCTGGAAAAATAACTGATATGCAGAACGATAAGAACGCCGAATACCAGAAGGCAGTGCATATTGAGGACTCTGAATTATTTCGGTATGGCATGGACACAAATGTTGGAAATGCTTTTGTGTATGGAGATTTGCAAGCGGTTGATACAGTGACTTTTGATGAGATTGGCGGGGAATATCTTCATGTTGAAAAGATAGAAGAACGATATGAACGCCATGAAAGAGAAGTGACAGAAACAGATTCAGAAGGTAAAAAGCACACAAAAGTAGAAGTATACTATGAATGGGAAATCGAGGACAGAGAAAGCAAACATTCCGAAAATATTATGTTTTGTGGTATCGAATTTCCGTATGATAAAATCCCGTATTCTCTGGACAATCACATAGAGACAATAAAATCTGGGAGAGAATATAGTTGGAAGTCTGGGGAATTTGTAAAGGTACGGTACAAGTATTACGGGACATCCCCTAAGCATACAGGGACTGTATATACCAAGTTATCGGACGGAACGATTTCGTATAATTCCAGATTTTTCAAAGATTATACCATTGAGCAAGCATTAGACAGTTGTACGCATAGTGTTGCGAATGAAATGTTCTGGGCTTTATGGATAGCTCTGACTGCAGGTGCTGTAATTGGATTTTGCTATTTTGATAACAAGTGGCTGGAAGATTAAACTGATATTTAAGTAAGAAAGTGGATGAGAAAGAAGGTGGCACCGATGGATAAGAAACTTTTATCCGACTACATAGACGCCTGTGAGCTGATCCGGGAGACCGAGCAGCAGATCAGGCGGCTGCAGGAAAAGCAGAGCGAGACAACGCAGGACAGCGTCCGGCGCGCCAGCTTGTGTGCTGGTTCCCTCTGTCTACACAGATAAATCCTGCGGGACTGGGATAGGGTAACAAAAAAATAAAGCAAAAAGAAAGAAGGTGGGGAATGTGGGAACAAGGGACACATACTTTAATGGTTACGGTCTGACATACAATGAGGTAAAAAAAATAGAAGACAAGTGCAAAAACGCAAAGGGTAGGGAATTGGAACTGCTGCTTCTGGCTGCGGAAAGCGCATATGCAGAGTTGGCGCAATATCTGTTTTTTAGCCTGACATCAGGGCTGGGGTATGACAACATCTCAAAGATATGCAACATCCCTATCGGGAGGAAAGATTTTTATGGGTATCGCAGGAAAACGATATATCTATACAACAGCTATATGATACTGGAAGGAAATGCAATTGTGTAAAAGGGGTACGCGGATCAGGAAACGAGAATGGTAAAATAGAATAAGAACTGTATGGGGGTGTGATATGAATTGTAATGCCGTCATGAAAAAGCTTCAGCGCGCCATACTGTCAACGGGGCTCGTAATCAAAATTTCTACCAGCCAGTTTTACAGCGAAGAGCAGGACAGGATGATAACGATGTGGATCTTAACAACACTTACACTTCAAAACGGGCGGAACGGATGGAGGATGAAGGACTACGAGATATTGCGAACGGCGAGCGCGATTGAGGCGGTAAAGTGTTTGGCGGACATATGGGAACAGACGAAAGGATGGGGACAGGATGATTAGAGAAATGATACCGTGGTATCTTTCCGCGTCAGGAATGATAATAGCATTCCTACTCGGGCTTATGATTGGGACGAGGAGTGACGGGGTAAAAATCATATGTCAAATTGGGATTATATCGCTTTCTACGGTGGTATTTTTGATCTCATAAAGGAATAGAGGACGGTGGTTAAATGCTAACACCAAAGCAAAAGGCGTTTGCGGATTATTATATAGCCTGCGGGAATGCGACAGAGGCGGCGAAGCGGGCAGGGTATAAGGAGAAAGCGGCATACGCCACAGGCTCCGAAAACCTAAGAAAGCCTCAGATAATTGCATACATCGCAGAGCGCCAGAAACAGATTGATGATTCCCGCATAGCGGACGCCGCCGAGGTGCAGAGATTTTACACCGCCGTTCTACGGGGGGAGGTAAAAGACCAGTTCGGATTGGAATCCTCTCTCGACACCCGCATGGCTGCCGGTCGGGAGCTGATGAAGCGCCTGGAACGCGCAGAGGGAATGAAAGCAGATACCGGCGGAATCGTTATTGTGAATAACATACCGAGGCTGGGGAAAGAGTAGCGCATGGAAGAATTAAAGAAGTGCCCGTTTTGCGGGGGAAATGCAGTTGTACATATCGATGATGGGGTAAGAGTTGTGTGCAGGGAGTGCGGCGCAACGTCAAAGTGCTTAGTTGATGGCTATTCCAAAGGAAAACCGGATGGAAGCGCTTTAGAGACTGTGATAAAAGCATGGAACAGACGAATACAGTAAACCTTACTGACATCATAGCCCCGGCGTTTTACCCTGTCCACTGGGATATCCTGGACGGGAAGCATACATACTACGACCTGTACGGCGGGCGAGGTTCAACCAAGTCCTCGTTCATATCCGTTGAGATAGTCTTGGGGATGATGCAGGACGCAAAGGACGGCGTTTTCAGCAATGCGGTAGTATTTCGTAAGGTTGGTAATACACTGAGGGAATCCGTCTTTGAACAGATTGCATGGGCGATTGACGCGCTGGGAGCCAATGACCTGTGGGCATCCAGCGTCAGCCCCATGCAGTATGTGTATAAGCCTACCGGGCAGAAGATCATTTTCCGGGGGCTGGACAAGGCAAAGAAAACGAAGTCAATTAAGACGAGCCGAGGGTATTTTAAGTATCTCTGGTTCGAGGAACTTGACGAGTTCGCCGGGATTGAAGAAATCCGTACAGTACAGCAGTCTGTTCTCCGTGGCGGCAGTAAATTCATCGTTTTCAAATCATTCAACCCTCCGATCAGCCGGAGCAACTGGGCAAACGTGTATGTCAACGAGCCGAGAGAGGACAGTTACCACCACAAGAGCGATTACACCAGCGTTCCGGCTGACTGGCTGGGCGAACAGTTTATATCCGACGCCGAGCACTTAAGAGCCACAAATGAGCGGGCGTACAGGCATGAGTACCTGGGCGAGCCTGTGGGACTGGGAACAAATATCTTTGACATGCTGGAGATCCGCACGATAACCGACGAGGAGATCCAGACATACCAGTCAATTTATCAAGGGCAAGACTTCGGATGGTATCCGGACCCGAAAGCCTTTATCCGGGCGGCATATGTGTCGAATAAGGAGAAGATTGTACTGTTGGATGAGCTGGGCGGATGCAAGATAAGGAACGCAGATATGGCGCAGATGATAAAAGACAAGGGATACGACGACTATGCGCTGATGTGCGGCGTGGATGAACAGGAGAGCATTGTGGACCTTCGGGATGCCGGGATCCCTGCCCGAAACGCCATTGTAACGCCGGGGAGCCGGAAGTACACCTTTGAGTGGCTGCAATGCCGGACGATTGTTATTGACCCGGACAGAACGCCGAGGGCATACAAGGAAATCATAGAATATGAACATGAAGTAGACAGCAATGGGGAGGTAATTGCAGATTACCCGGATGGCAACGATCACTGGATCGACGCTTTGCGGTATGCTATATCTCCTATGGCGATGAGAAGAGGGCATAGCGCATAATGGGTTTAATAGCAACTGTTAAAAGGTGGATAGGTATGATATTTAAAAAGCAGGCTGAGAAAGATTTCAGGGTAAAGGATACCACGTCTGCGCAGATGATGGCAAAGGTTGCAGAGTGTGCCAACATCTACCGCGGCGCGCCGTACTGGTTGGACGCAGAAAATCGAATAAAGACTATAAATTTTGCAAAGGCGGTATGCTCCGAAACGGCGCGGCTCGTCACGCTGGGGATTAAAATCCAGATTGACGGCGGCGCACGAGGGGCGTGGTTACAGGAGCAGATTGATAAAGTATATTATAGCCTGCGCCATTGGGTAGAGTATGGCTGTGCTTATGGCACGATCATCATAAAGCCTAATGGCGACGGGCTTGATATGTTTACCCCTCTGGAATTTTTCGTGACGGAGCAGGACGATAACGGGAATATAACGGGCGTTGTGTTTAAAGACAGCTATGCGGCTAACGAAAAGTTTTATACACGCTTGGAGTATCATAGGTTTGTCGAGACGAGGACGGAGGCGGGCGTGATATACCCGTATGTGATATCCAACAGGGCATATGTATCAAAGAGCAGCGAATCCCTCGGCGATCCTATCCCGCTGGAGCAGACAAAGTGGGCTGATCTGCTGGAGGAAACGCCGCCGATTCTCAAGGGCGGGAACGAAAGACTTGATTCCCCCATGTACGGAGTGTTCCGCACCCCTGCTGCAAACAACATAGATCTTTCCTCTCCGCTGGGAATGCCGATATACGCAGAAGCCATCGAAGAAATGAAAGACCTGGACATCGCATACAGCCGGAACGCCGGTGAGATATATGACAGCGAGAAGATCATCCTTGCAGATGACAGGCTGATATTTGGCAGCGGGACGAATCTTAATGGGCGCATCCCCGACGTTAAGCTACCGCATTATGTAAAAAATGTGTTTGGCAACAGCCCGGAAGAGTTTTACCAGGAGATTACGCCGCAGCTCAATACAGCCACACGCCTTGACGGAATCAATGCTCTCCTGTCCCAGATAGGGTATAAATGCGGGTTCTCGAACGGCTATTTTGTCTTTAACGAAGCGAGCGGCATCCAAACGGCGACAGGCGTGGAAGCGGAGCAGCAGCGAACCATCCAGTTTATCAAGGATGTGCGAGACAAGCTGGAAAGTTGCCTGAACGATGCTATCTATGCCATGTCGGTGTATGCAGATCTGTATGCGCTTGCCCCTGTCGGGGTTTATGAGGTTGTGTACGATTTTGGCGATATTACGTACAACCGCGAAGAGGATCGGGCACGCTGGTGGAGCTATGTTGTGCAGGGCAAGGTGCCCGCGTGGATGTATTTTGCCAAATTCGAGGGCATGACAAAGGAAGATGCGAAGGCAATGGTGACGGAAGCGCAGCCGAAGGAAACGGGGCTGTTCGGGGAGGAATAAGATGGAGCCGATAACCAGAGAAGAGTATTATCTTGCAAAGATTGCAGGGACATATGAGGGAAACACGCCGGAACCAGTGACAATTGAAGAATACTACCTTGCGACTATGGCAGGGGATTATTCCGGCAATACCCCGCAGCCCGTCACGAGATTGCAGTATTACATGGCAAAGGTAGCAGGAGTATGGGGCGGAAGCATCCCTGCGCCTGTGACACGATTAGAATATTACTGGGCGGCGATTGCCAGCGGAGAGGGGAAAGTCTTTCCGCCTGTGACACGAGAGGAGCATTTCTTGGTGCTGGTAGCCGATGCGTACAGCGTTGTGCTCACGGTCGTTACCGGCAACCCCGCCCTCTTGGAAAATTCAAAGGGGAATCGTGGGCTGGAATCCCTTACCCTCTACGGCAAATCAACGCAGGTGAGCACGACTGGGGCGCAGTTAATATCATTAAACGATTCTTATGGAGTAACAACAGTAAACGGAGTAACAAAAACCCCAATTGGAATTTCGGCATGGAAACTAGAAGGAATCTCCAAAGAGGATGCAATAATTTATCCTTATTCTTCGCTGACTTTTCTTAGTCTATCTAAAGGAGATTATGTATTTTCTGTATTTGGTACTTCAAAAGCAAAAGCAAGATATACAATTATTGGGAGAGGATCATCGGGATATATTCAAACTGGATACAGCCAGAAAATATCAATACAAGAGGACGTAAAATTAACTTTCAATTTTCTGATTGAAAATGGAGTAGAATCGAATGGAATTTTAATGATTATGCTGAACTCCGGATCCACTTCTCTCCCTTGGGAACCTTACACCGGCGGCAAGCCCTCCCCGTCACCGGAGTACCCGCAGGAGATAGAGAGCGTAGGACAGAGCGGAGAGATTGAGGTTGAGGTGCTGGGCAAGAATTTGATTCCGTTTCCGTATCCAATATTAGGTGGAGCAGGAACGCAAATTGAGCGCGAAGGTGTCAAATATACTGTCCAATCAGACGGAGGCATCAGATGCGTGGGAACGCCTACCGCTGTTGAATATATCAATTTGTCCCGTATTAAGTTTTCCGATGTTGGCTTAACCGCCACGCATCCGACTGACGGGAAAATAGTTTTAAGCGGCGAAAAAATGAATTATGATCCTAATAATCATGCACTATTTATCTACATTACATCAGATCTATTAGGCAAACCGATTGATACAGTCATTTATCCTCAAATCGAGTTTGGCACAGTTGCTACGGAATACGAACCCTACAAGCCCGTCCAGAAGCTCATCGTTCCAACACCCAACGGTCTGCCCGGGATCCCCGTATCCTCCGGCGGCAATTATACGGACGAGAAAGGTCAGCAGTGGGTAGCGGACGAGATTGACCTTGCGAATGGCGAGATGGTGCAGCGGATTGGCAAAACTGTGGTGGATGGGGAAAAGGTGAAGTTTGTTGCTAGTTCAAATTCTGTTTATTGGAATCTGCCATTCAAAACATCACCGGGAATCATCTCGGGATCCCCATGTACATCAAGGTATTTTGCGGATGGAAAATTTGGGGCAAATAATCCGTATGATTTCGTTTGGACAACACCGGGAAAAATGAAACCGTATTTTGACACATCAGAGGAATTAAACGCTTTCTGCGTGCAGAAAAATTCTGAAGGAAATCCGCTTACAATCTACTATTGCATAGAAACTCCAATCCGCACACCGCTCTCGCCAGAAACAATCGCCGCTTATAAGGCATTGCGAACCTACAGCCCAACAACGACCGTGATAAACGATGCTGGCGCAGGGATGAGCGTGGGATACGCAAAGATGAAATAAGGGTACGCCATAAAATGCGGGAGGTGGTAGAATGGAACTGGATACGAAAGTTGGGGACGTGGAGATTAAGCTCGATACGTCCCGCATAGACGATAATCTGCTGGAAGCCCAGAAGCTTTTGAATATGCAGGTAGTGGCGGACAGCGCCCCCTTCGTTCCATTCCGGCAGGGTGCACTAAGAAACAGTGTAAGATATCCAGACGGGGTATACGGCGGCATCGTTGAGTATGACACGCCATATGCTCATTATTTGTACAAGGGCGTTGTGTACGGTCCGAATATCCCGCTTAAAGACGCAGAGGGGAACATCATAGGGTGGACATCCCCTCCCAGCAAAAGCCCGACGCAGAGACGGATTAAATATCACGAGCCGGGAACAACGTCTGAATGGTTCGAGGAAGCCAAAAGGCGGCATAAAGACGACTGGCTGAATCTTGTGAGAAAAACGGTGGGGAAAGAGTGATGCTGAGACCAGAGTATTTTGAAGGGAAAGCTGACCGGATATTAGAACTCTATGAACGGCTGGAAAACTTTATCCTGCGGGATATCGCCAGAAGGATTTTAAAATCCGGGAAAATCACAGCCACGGCGGACAGGTTGCTGTACAGGCTGGAGCAGTTGGGGGAAAGCCGGGATGAGATACAGCGGCGTATCATGGAACTGACAGACCTGAGCGAAAAAGAACTGCGGAAGCTCCTGCGTGGTGCCGTGCTGACATCGTGGGAAGATGATGCGGTTACACTGTCAGAAATGGGTATCGCGGCGCAGTCTCCGCTTGAAAATGCACGATATATGGCTGTTATTGAAGCAGAGTACATAAAAAGCCGGGCGGAGTTGAAGAACCTCACAAGGACGACGCTGGAACAAAGCCAAAAAGACCTTGTGTCGCTGCTCGACGAAGCCGATGTAAGGGTAGCAAGCGGAGTGCAAAGCTATCCCGCAGCCATAGCGGATGTGCTGGATGCGTATGCGGGACGCGGCGTTATGGTGGATTACCCAACAGGGACGCGAAGGACGCTGGAATCTGCGGTACGATGCTGTGTAGTGACGTCAATGAACCAGACAGCGGCGCAGCTTACAAACAGGTATATCGTGGACAGCGGAACAGAGTATGTGTTAACCTCGGCGCACCTCGGGGCAAGAGTAAGGCGCGACGGGCAGCCCTTGCTTGCAGGTCATGACGAATGGCAGGGCCGTGTATTTAAAATTGACGGAAGCGAGCCTGGATATCCGAACCTGCTGGAATCGACGGGGTATGATATTGATCTAACCACGGGAGAAGGCAGGGTTGTGGATATGAGAGGGATGCATGGCTATAACTGTCGTCACGGGCATATGCTGTTTGACAAGCGGATGCGGAATCCGTGGAGGGACGCAGAAGGAAATCTGCTGGATGGAAGCGGAAATAAAATTACCGATGCTGAGAATCTAAAACGGTATGAGGACAGCCAGAAGCAGCGAGCTATGGAGCGCGGAATCCGAAAGACGAAACGACAGTTGATAGTAAAACAGGAAGAGCTTGCATGGGCGTCCGGCGCGGAACGGGAAAAGCTTCAGCGGGAATATGACAAGCTGGCTTACAGATTGCAGGGACAGAACAGGGCTTACAATCAATATTGCGAAGAGCATGGATTGCAGCCGCAGTATGATCGGAATACATTGGCGGGATTTGGATACCCGCAGCAAAAGGCAGCGAATAAAGGGGCAAAAAGATATGCGGAGAATGGAAGTGTATAAAAGCGATGGGTGAAATGATGAACCGATTTGAATATTACAATCCAAACCCCTCAAAAGGGCAAAGAGTAGGGGATTGCACTGTGCGCGCATTGTGCAAGGCTTTAGGGCAAGATTGGGATACAGTTTATGTTGGGTTATCCGTGTATGGGTTTTCGTTGTCTGACATGCCAAGTGCTAATAGAGTCTGGGGTGCGTATCTGCGCGAGAACGGATTCCGCCGGTATATCGTAGACGACCACGGACAGCATGTTTACACGGTAGATGATTTTTGCCGAGACCATCCAGCAGGGACGTATGTGCTCGGGATAGACGGCCATGTGGTGTGCGTCAAAGATGGACATTACTGGGACACATGGGACAGCGGTCAGGAGATACCGATATACTACTGGGAGAAATAAGGAGATAGGCACTATGGAAACGATACAGGCTATTCTTGCTGTGTGCGGCGGCATTTCGGTGATAGGGGGCGCTGTGGCTGTGATACATAAATGGATATCCCCCGCGATTAAGCTCACCACGCGGGTAAAAGTCCTTGAAGAGCATGACAAGCGAGACTTTGAAACGATGCATGAGATTAGGGAGCGGGACAGCCTAATCATGGAGACATTGGTAACGATGCTTAACAGCCAGATATCAGGGAACAATGTTGAGCAGTTAAAAGAAACGAGGGGAAAGCTTATATCTTATCTGGCGCGGACGCAATAAGGGGAGTAATCTTGAAGGTATACGATTTTACAGTGTTTGAATTGGATTTTTTTCGCAAATACTGCAATTTTACACCTGAGGAACGGCGGCTTTTTGAATTACGGGCGCAGAATATTCCGCTGGAAAGATGTGCGGAGATGATGAACGTGAGTGTGTCCACCGTGAAAAGAATGAGCCAGCGAATAAACAAAAAGATAATACGGGTATGTTGATTTGATACTTTTGTAAGCCTTTGATGGACTGTCAGAGGCTTATTTTTTATGCCATAATTTAGCTATAGAAAGTCATTGAATTAGTCATAGGAGGCGCAGGCATGGCATTACCATATCAAGGATACGGCTATAACCCGTATCAGTATGGACAAGTAAATCCGCTACAGCCGCAGATGGACAGGCTGGCGCAGATGCAGGCTCAGTATCAGCAGCCACAGCAGATGCAGCAGGTAAATCAGGGGATCCTGTGGGTGCAGGGCGAGGCTGGAGCTAAATCTTATCTTGTCGCTCCAAATACAAGCGTCCTTTTGATGGACTCCGAAAACTCTAATTTTTATATAAAGACTACCGATGCCGCCGGGATGCCGACGCTCCGCACCTTTGCTTACAAAGAGGTCACGGTGGGCGCGAAAGAGCCACAGAAACAGGAGGAAGTGAACTTAGACGATAAATACGTTACTCGGAAAGAATACGACGATTTGAGAAGCAAATATGAAGAATTATATAGTTATCTCGAAACGGCAACAAAGCCGGAAGGAGGCAGACATGGCGAATCCCTTGTTTGAGGCCCTGAATGGTAATAGAATGGCCGGAATGCTGGAACAGTTCCAGCAATTCCGAAAAGAGATGGAGGGCAGAAATCCGAATGAAGAGATTAACAGGCTGTTGCAGTCTGGCAAAATAAACCAGCAACAGTTAAATCAAGCCCAGCAGATGGCGCAGCAGATGCAGGGTATGTTTAAAGGCTTTTTTAAATAGTACACAACCGGGTGCACACGGTTTTGTAAATACATTATCGAAGGAGATAATTACTATGACAGACGGTTTAACCGCTTCTGATGTTGCCGTATTAACCGGCGGCACAGGAAAAAATGACGGCTTCGGCGGAGATTGGGGTGCATGGATTATCCTTTTCCTGATTTTCGGTATGTTTGGCTGGGGCGGCTTCGGCGGATGGGGCGGAAATGGTGGAGGAGCAAATTCTCCTGCATTTCAGGGTTATGCAACCCGTGCCGATATCGACGCAGCGCTGTCCACGCAGGGAATCGAAAACGGGATCCAGAACCTTTCCGGCCAGCTTTGCAACGGCCTTGCTGGCGTAAACGCCAACCTGTCAAATCTGGGTTATCAGATGCAGCAATGCTGCTGCGATACCCGTGAGGCTATTGCTGGCGTAAACTACAACATGGCAGCCCAGACAAACATCCTACAGAATACCGTAAACAACGGATTCCGCGATGTAATTGACGCGCAGAACGCCGGGACACAGCGCATCATCGACCTGTTTACACAGGACAAGATACAGTCTTTGCAGACCGAGTTACAGTCCGCACAGCTCCAGCTGTCTAACAACGCACAGACAAACAGCATCTTAAATGCTTTGAGACCTACACCCGTTCCGTCTTATCCGGTCATGTCCCCGTACACGTCCATCGTAAACCCGACAGGCTTTAGCTTTGGCGCCGGATGTGGCTACGGAGGCAACACGGGATGCGGATGTTAAAACTTCAGACGGAGTATCTTCGTGGCATTATTTTGCCATGATGTTCGGCTGATGCCGTTATTCACAAAAAGGGGCAGGCTGAGAACGTCTGCCCCTTTTGAAATGAAGGGAGAATAAAATGATTGAGTTAGTAAACACAACGCCGGTCACGGTCCCAGTAGGGCAGTCCATCCCGTTTTCGGCAGTGGCAACAAAGGGCGGATGCGCAGAAAGACACAGGGCTGGAAGCGCGCAGATAACGCTTGTAAAGCCCGGTAGATATCTGATCACATTTTCCGGGAACGTCGCAGTACCGACTGAGGAAACGGTAGGAGAAGTGGCGCTGGGAATTGCCAGAGATGGGGAAATTCTCGGCGGCACGGTGATGCGTGCCACCCCTGCGGCAGTAGAGCAGTATTTTAACACATCGTCCCAGACATACGTCGATGTGTTCTGTGGATGCTGTGAAAACGTTTCCATCAAAAACGCAGGGACAATTCCTGTGTTAGTAGACAATCCGAACATAACAGCTGTTCGGGTTTGCGGTTAAGGAGGGCAGACCATGAGTTACAAATTGATGCAGAATATCCGGGAAGAGCTGGATAAAATCGCGGAAAAAGGTCTGAACACAGGCAATCTTGAGACCGCATACAAATTGATAGACATGTTGAAAGACATGGAAAATGTGGAATACTGGAAGTGCAAAGAGGGCTATTATAACGCCGTTCTCGACGAAATGGAAGGCGGATATAGCCAGGCAGGAGACCACAGCGAGAGGCGGAAACGCGACAGCCGTGGGAGATACAGCAGGGATGATGGAATGAGCATGACGGCCTATGACGATGGATCATCCTATGCGCGACGTGGGGAGCACTATGTAAAGGGGCACTATAGCCGTGGAAACGGAAACAATGACCCTTATGATGATTACATGGAAAACAAGCAGTCTTATCGCAACGGCAAGTCTGAGGATTGCAAGCGGCGTATGCTGGCCGCTCTGGAAGAGCATATGGATGCACTGACGGAAGAGCTGGGAGATCTGTCAAAAGATGCAGACTGCCGAGAAGAGAGGGAGACCATTTCGCGGTATATCGAAAAATTACGAAAGATGATGTGAGTAAAGGCGGCGAGGAAACTTGCCGCTTTTGCTTTAAACATGGGTACGCCATAGTTTTTTTTGTTTGGTAAAATGTATTAAAGGCTATGGAAAGGAATGATCATTATGGAGATCAAAAGGGTATACTGTCCTGTCTGTAATAATAAAACGCGGTCAGCATTCCGCAAGGATACGACAGCGCATAATCTTCCGGTGTTTTGCCCGAAATGTAAAACGACCAGCCTCGTGAATATTGAAAACGGAAAGGCAGAGCCTATCGTCCGTTAAGTGCCAGACGCCAGACGCAGAGCCAGTGATTTGTAAGGATTTCTTACAGATTGCTGGCTCTTTTTTGTATTTGTATTTCCTCCTTTACAGCACACAGCCTTGCGGGAAGGTTGAAAATGCGGTTCGACTCCGTCTGTGTGCAATCCTGTAAATCGTAATTGCAGGAAAATCCATCCCATCTTTCTTTGTTTTTGCCACCGTGCATGGAAGCAGCCGGGTTCAAGCCCCGGCGCACGGTATAGGTGCATTGTTTAGACAGCGCCGATCATTACGCTTTTCGCCCGGTCCGCTACCCCGGGCGCTTTGTGGGATAGCTCAGGAGGTAGAGCAGCGGCCTTATAAGCCGTGTGTCATGGGTTCAATTCCCATCCCCACAACTACCCCGCCCGTGGTTTATCGGGCTTAATCCATACCGCTGACGGGCGGTTAATCAATCACGTTTAGGAGGATAAAGATGCAGAATATTGAAGCAATTTTGACAGAGCTGGGAATTGAGGTCTCGGCGGACAAAAAGGAAAGCCTTACGAAAAAGGTGGCGGAAAATTACGTCACGAAAGCTGAACATGAAAAGAAGCTGGGAAAGGCTGAGACTGACCGGGACACGTGGAAAGAAAAAGCTGAGACGGCAGAAAGCACCCTGAAAGGCTTCGAGGGCGTTGACCTTGAAACAATGCAGAAGGATTTGGCTGATTGGAAGAAAAAGGCCGAGGATGCCGAGAAAAACGCACAGGCGCAGCTGTATGAGAGAGATTTCACGGACGCTCTGAAAACGGAGTTTGAAGGAATTAAATTCTCGAGCGAAGCGGCAAAGCGCACAATTATGGCAGAAGTCAAGGAGGCCGGATTAAAACTGAAAGACGGGAAAATCCTCGGACTGAATGACCTCATAACCCAGATGAAGGAAAAGGACGCTTCGGCATTTGTTGACGATGAGCAGCAGAAAGCACAGCAGAATCAGGCACGCTTTACACAGCCGACAAACAAGCAGGGGCAGGGCGGCGCGCTGACGAAAGACCAGATTATGAGCATCAAGGATGCTTCTGAGCGTCAGGCTGCAATTGCTGCGAACATGAGTTTATTTAATTAAAGCAGGAGGGCAATTATGGCGGCAAAGGCCAATATAATCGGAACAACAGATATACAGGTAACAGCCAGAGAGCTGGACTTTGTTACGCGTTTTGAACGCAACTGGCAGCATCTGCGGGAAATCTTGGGGATTATGCGCCCCATCAAGAAGCAGCCCGGCGCAGTGCTGAAAAGTAAATACGCGGAGGGGACGCTCGAGGATGGTGCAGTAGGCGAAGGCGAGGATATCCCGTATAGCAAATTTACCGTAAAGGAAAAGAAGTATCAGGAAATGACCATCGAGAAGTACGCGAAGGCCGTTTCGATTGAAGCAATCAAAGACCACGGTTATGACAACGCTGTCCAGATGACTGACGACGAGTTCCTCTATCAGCTTCAGGCGGGCGTGACAAAGAAGTTTTACGACTATCTGAAAACCGGAACGCTCACGTCCGAGGAAACAACCTTCCAGATGGCGCTTGCGATGGCAAAGGGCAAGGTTGAGAACAAGTTTAAGCAGATGCACCGGAACATCACCGGGGTTGTCGGCTTTGTGAACATCCTTGATGTGTACAAGTATCTCGGAGCAGCGAACATCACCATCCAGAATCAGTTCGGCTTCCAGTACCTGAAGGATTTTATGGGGTTCAATACAATTTTCCTCCTTTCTGACAGCGAGATCCCGGCTGATACGGTAATCGCTACACCGGTGGAAAACATCGTTATGTATTACATCGACCCCAACGACAGCGATTTTGCAAAAGCCGGCCTTGTGTACACCACCAGTGGCGAGACCAATCTGATCGGTTTCCACACACAGGGCAACTACAACACCGCCGTGTCTGAGGCGTTTGCGATCACCGGCCTTGTGCTGTTTGCGGAATACCTGGATGGTATCGCGAAAATCACCGTAAATGCGGGGGGTTGATGGCCGCCAGTACACCCCTGAATACTGACGGCGAACCGCTTTCCGGGGAAACAAAACGGAAGAGTAAGAGATAAGGAGGACGACGGGATGGCATACACCACATTTACATTTTATGAGCAGACCTATCACGGGAATGTCGTCCCGGCGGAGGAATTTGACCGTATCGCAGACCGTGCCAGTGACTTTTTGGACACAATAACCTTTGACCGATTGGCTGACGGCTTACCGTCTGATGAAAGGGCGGCGACAAAGGTACAGAAGGCCGTGTGCGCGGTCTGTGACAAATTATATCAACTGGAGCTGGCAGAGAAGAAAGCGCTGTATTCCGCTGGGGGGACATCTTCCGGCGGGGCTGGCGGTGTTACTTCGGGAGTAATTACTTCCAAGTCTGCCGGTTCTGAATCAGTTTCCTACGCCTCCCCGTCTGAAATGGCAAACGGCGCAAAGGCATGGAGCGCGGTCTACCAGGCGGCCGGGGATGCACAGGAGACAAACAAGCTTCTGGCAGATGCGGCAATGCTTTATCTGGCAGGAGTGAAAAATGATGATGGCGTACCGTTGTTGTACGCAGGAACGAGGTAGATATGGAAATGTTGTTTACAAATATGACCGGAATTTTGGCGGTTATCGGCGCATTAGCGTTTATCGTGTCGGTCATCACACAGGTATTTAAGGGTGTAGGCGTGCTTGCAAAAATCCCTACGGATATCCTCGTGCTTGTCCTGTCCATCGGGATTACAGTGACCGCGTTTGTAGCATATATGCAGTACATCCAGCAGACTATTATTTGGTACATGATTCTGGCGGCTATTCTGGCGGGATTTTCAGTTGCTTTCGTGGCGATGTACGGATGGGAGAAGTTTGCAGAATTATGGAGCAGATTTAAGAAAGGCGAGTAGGAATGGGATATCGAACCAGTCGCAGTTACGACAATCTGGAACGCAGGATATTTGACGGCGTTGGAGAGTATGTCATACCGGAAATATCCCCTGTGACTTATGAAGGCGGTTGTGACTGGATCGGATTTAATTATGCAAAATCTTGCAAAAATCCATCTGAAAAAGGTGTTCATTTCTTTTTGGATGATTACCAGTTTTGCCGCCTGTGGTCAAACATAGACCGGTATATCCCGATGCTTCAAAGATTTCGCTATGTAATGTCTCCAGATTTCTCTACCTATACAGATTTTCCTAAGGTCATGCAAATATACAACCACTACCGGAAACACTGGTGTGCGGCGTATATGCAGGAGGCAGGAATACAGGTTATCCCGACGATCTCATGGAGCACGCTGGACTCATTTGACTGGTGCTTTGACGGAGATCCAGAGTGTGCTGCTGTGGCGGTATCTTCTGTTGGCTGCATGAACAGCAAGGAAAAAAAGGCGCTGTTTTTGGCAGGGTATGAAGAAATGGTGAGGCGGTTGCAGCCGGAGACGATCATCTTTTACGGTTCTGTGCCAGAGGAATGCATGGGAAATATCGTGAGAATCCGGGCGTTTACGGATAAATTTAACGAAGCTCTTTGTGAAATGAGGGATACCGATGAATGATGCGATAGTGACAATATTCAATTTTTACGAATCCAGCACTGCCGCCATCTGGTATCCCCATGTGCTTTCCGGCGTGCATCTTGAGACTGATCGGGGGCAGATCATGAAACTGTACGGGACAGACAGCACAGATAACGCACAGTTACATATCCCGTTCGGGGTTAAGAACGGGAGAAAAATTATTGTTGATACCGTCGGAAAAGAATTGCCGTGGCTTCCGCCGAAGGAATGGAACAGACAGGTAAATGATCTGTTGCCAGACAGCATTACATTTAATCCGTCTACAGACTTTTTCATGGTAGGAGCATGGGACGGTGCCGTACTCGTGAACGATGCAGATTATACAGACAGGCGATATGAAGGGTTTTATGCGTTTATGAATGCCGAAAAAGATTTTGTTTACCTGATATCGTCAGTGGGAGGACCGTATACGGTAATCCCGCATTTTGAAATCTTAGGGAAGTAGGTGGTGAAGGTGGCTGAACCTATCGGGAATGATGCTACTGGATATGATGTTCTGACGGCGGCGATGAAGTCGCTGCTTAACCAGTTTCCGGGGCTGTATCCAAATGAAGTAATTAAATTCGAGGAGCTTGGGACTGAAGATGGCATTGCGTTTTCCAATGATTCCGGGGCGCTGGTGTATACAGAAAAAGAAGATATACTCGGGCGGATATATCAGGAATGCCGGTATCCCTGCTTTGTAGTATACCGTTCGACCACGGGAGCAAGGGAACGACAGAAAATTACTATTCTGGAATTCCTGGATACGCTGGGTCGCTGGCTTTGCCACGAACCCTCCGGGATTGAAGGGAAAGAGTACGAAAAAGCGATATACCCAGATCTGACCGCAGGGCGGAGGGTTGAGCGGGTAACACGCGGGAACGCATATGGGACACAGCCGCAGGAGAATGGCGTGCAGGACTGGGTTCTACCGGTTACGGTTTTTTATAAAAATGTTATCGAGCCTGAAATTTAAGAAAGGAAAAAAGCAATGAAAAGACATTTGTTGAGACATTTTGTCGATGTAAAAATGGACACGACCTCTGAGGGGACAGCGGCAGACTACCGGCTTCTGGGAACGGGTATTACCTCTTTAACGGAGGAAATGAACCCCGAGACGGAGACGGTACAGTACATCAATCAGGAAAACGGATCTACGGACCTTAAATCCTATACGCCGTCCATCGAAGTTGAAAGGCAGAACGTAGACGAAGAGGATCAGGATCTTACAGACTGGTTTAACAAGATGATAGACACGCTGCCCGTCGGAGCTGATGCCATAACATCCTATGTCCGCGTGAGAGTTTCCGGCGCTGGACCTGAATATCCGGCAGTCCGCCGTCGCTGCGTTGTGAGTGTAGGTGGCACAGGTGGCGATGCAGGGTCAAACGTGACAGATACACTGACTCTGGGTGGCAGAGGTGACGGAGAAGCTGGAACGTTTAACGTAACCACAAGAAAATTCACGGCGACGCCCGCGTCTGACAGGGCTTTAACAGAATAAGGAGGACAAGATGGGAGCAGCAAGTTTACGAGTAGACAGTGGCGTCAAACGCATTGAGGTCAACGACAACGGCGATTATATTGCGGTCAACATCTCTGACAACAGTTTTTTTAAGCGTTTTGACGATTTTGTGGCATGGCTGAATGCAAAAAACGAGGAAGCCGATAGGATTGCTAATGATTCTTCCGGTGATTTCACGGAACGCTTCGGAGCGTATGACGCTTTATGTAAGGAGGCCTGCGCTGAGTTGGATTCTCTGTTTGGGAGCGGGTGTTGCAAAAAGGTGTTTCCTGACGTGGAATCCCCTGGAATGGAGCTTATCGCGGACTTTTTAGACCAGATTATACCGATTCTTCAGGGCTTCGCCACCGAACGAAATCAGAAAATCACAAGCAAATACAGCCCGAACAGGAAAGGGGCGCGAAGCAATTAAATGTGGAATGTGCTTCTTGATAAATTCCCAACAGAATATGAGGGATTTCGCATAGATGGATCCTTCCAGACAGGGATCCAGATTTCACAGGCTTTGCAAGACCCCGGTCTGACCGACGATGAGAGGTTGGCTGTAGCGCTGGGGCTGCTGTATCCGTCAGAGGATGGGGACAGCAGCCCTTCTTCTTTCCCCGATTTAGAAACTGCCGTAGATGGTCTTAGGTGGTTCCTGAGCGGATGGTATACCGACAACCGCCCGAAGAATGAGGATAAAGTTCCGGTAACGGATTTTGACATAGATCAGTGGCGCATCTATTCAGCGTTTCTGGAAAAGTACGGAATCGACCTGAACCGGTCTGATCTGCATTATTGGGCGTTTATGGGACTGCTGTCAACGCTCGGGGCATGCGCGTACACGAATGTCATATCCATCCGACAGCAGAAGATAGATCCTAAGATGGACACGCGCGCAAAACAGGCATTGATGGAGCAGAAACGCATATTTGCAATAGAGCGGGAAGAGAAACTGACAGAAGAGGAACAGGAAGATGTTGACGCTTTTATGACATGGGTCAAGGCAGGAGGCTGACATGCCGAAATATGATGGTTCGATACGGATAAACACAAAAATTGAAACAAAAGATTTAAACAGCCAGATGATGCGCGTGTCTAATGCCATAAAAAAAGACAGCGCGGCTTTAGATTCTCTCAATCGCAAAATGGAAGAATTTTCGCAAAAGAAAATCCCGACAGAAAAATTTGCAGAATTACAAAGAGAGTTAGAAAAGGCAGAATCCGAGTATTCAAAACTGCAGGCCCGTATGTCACAAAAGGGGGCGGCAACGTATGAGTATAAAGCTTTACAGAAAGACCTCGTTGCGGCGCAAGGAGAGCTGTCTAAGCTTGTAGCACGTCAGACAGACTGGGAAAACATGGGGGTACCTCAAACCGGCGGCGCATGGGACGTACTAAATGAACAGGTTGCAGCCGCATCCGACCGTGTAGATGATCTGAAAGAAAAGCTTCAGCAGATGGAGAACAGTGGAAAGGCGTATACCCCGAAGGTGGACAAGGCTCAACTGGATGAAGCGGCTCAAAAAGTAGATGAAATCAAGGAAAAAATAAACGCGGAGAAAGCATCCGGTAACGCGTTTGTATCCCCAAAAGATACAGAAGAATTTCAGAAGATGTCTGTAAAGGCGTCACAGCTTGCTGGGAACATAGATGTTTCAAAGCGCAGGCTGGCAGAACTTAACGCGAAGCAGAAGCCCATCAAAAAAGAATTTGACCGGATGAAGAATTCTGCCGATAAAGCATTTAAAACAGCCTCGTCCGGCGCGAAAAAAAGCGCGGGGCTGTTCGGCACTTTTGCATCAAGATTGAAAGGTATCGCATTATCGCTGTTGATATTTAACTGGATTACAAAAGCATTTAATGCGATGGTAGCCGGAATGCAAAAGGGGTTTTCAAACCTTGCAAAGTATTCTGCTCCGTTGGCAAATTCATTTCAGTCTCTAAAAAATTCACTGGCTACACTTGGGAATGCGTTTGCTGCCGCCTTTGCTCCAATTGTCCAGATGGTAATTCCATATCTCAATGCGCTTATAAACGGGATAGCGCGGGCGATAACATATGTGGCGCAGTTTATTGCCATCCTTGGCGGGAAAAGCACTTTCATCCGAGCGAAAAAGATACAGGATTCCTATAACGATTCCCTGAATGGAACAGCAGCGGCGGCAAAAAAGGCAGCCGGAGCTTTGGCAAAGTTTGATGACCTGGATGTGTTGCAAAAGCAGGATGATTCCGGCGGCGGTGGAGGCGGAACGCAGCCGAAAGACATGTTCGAGGAAGTCCCTGTTGATGCAGGAGTGAAGCCTTGGCTTGATGGGATTTTGGAGAATCTGAAACCTATTCTTGACTATGTAAAAGAGTTAAAAGATGCTTTTGCGGAAGGCTTCTGGGATGGCTTGGGTGATTTTGAATACCGCTTAGATATTATCAAAAATGGGCTTCAGCAAATCCGTGATGCATGGATAGAGATATGGTCGGACCCTGCGGTTATAGGGGCTGCTGACAACTTCCTTAAAACTTTTATGTATATGTTGGGTTCCTTTACCGGCTCAATGGCGAGCATAGGGCTTACTCTGGCGGCGGCTTTGATCGGCGGGATTGGGGATTATCTCGAAAACAATACCGACCGGATAAAAAAATTCCTGATATCCGCATTTAACGTGGGGGCAGATATAAACCTTCTTCTGGCTGATTTGTTCCAGAGTATAGCCCATGTATTTGAAGCATTTGCAAGCGAAAGCGGGATCCGCTTTGTATCGGCGCTGATAGGAAGCATTGCGGATGCAGCTATGGGGCTGACTGAACTTGCGCTTAAACTGGGGCGGGACTTTTTACAAATGCTTATTGTACCGTTTACAGAAAATGCTGACGGGTTCAAGACTGCACTGGAGGGGTTATTAGGTGGCGCAGCTACCGTGCTGGAAGGATTTAAGACGGCTGTAGATAAAGCGTTTGATAGCCTGAATGCAATGTACGACGCTCATATAAAGCCATTATTTGATAGTATAACGAGCGGGCTTTCAGAGGTTGTCAACCATTTTTTAACCGCATGGAATACACACATTCAGCCAGTTATCGACAGAATCGGGACTAGAATATCAGAGCTTCTTACGCAGTCTTTTCTGCCGGCTTGGGAAGCTATAATAAGAGGAGTTGGGTTGGTTGCGGATATTTTAAAATCTTTTTGGGAGAGTATTTTGCAACCGATTGTTGACTGGATTATGACCTACGCAGTGCCATTCTTGGTGCAAGGATTAGGGGTGCTGTTAGAGTTTATTATACTTGGAATTAAGACGATTGTTGACGGTTTTACAACCTTTATGACGTTTATAAACGATTGTTTAGAATTTTGGAAAGAGGCGTGGGCGGTTGCTTGGGATACGTTCAAAGATTTCTGGAATAAGATAAAAAGTATTATTGACATCATGAAAACTGTATTTCGTCTGTTTGTAAAAGTTGTTAAGCAGCTGATTGATGGAGACTGGAAGGGCGCATGGAATACCGCGCAGGAAATCTTCACGATTTTTAAAACCAAAGTAGAAGGCGTCGTGGATTCTATAAAGGCGTTCTTGTCCGGCTTCTTTACATGGGTTAGCGACATGATTGCAGGCGTTATAGAGGAAATCAAGAACATCGGCAGCGGCATCAAAAACGCATTTACTGGTGGCGGATCATCGAAGCCGCGAACAATGTCCACGCAGCCGTATGCCATAAACGAAAGCTTTGCATCTCGCACCCTGCGGGATATCCCGGCGCTTGCATCCGGCTCGGTAATCCGTGGCGGCAACCCGTTCCTGGCGATTCTGGGCGACCAGCGGGCAGGGCAGACCAACATCGAAGCGCCGATAGGCACAATCAAACAAGCTGTATCGGAGGTAATGGCAGAGAGCGGCGGCGGATTTAGAACGGCGAAAATTGTCTTGCAGGTAAACGGGGTAGATCTGGCGCAAGCTACACTGCAGGATTTCTTATCGGAAGCAAGCAGGCAAGGATATGATCTGGAGGTGATCGGAGGATGATTTTTACACGCGGCATATACATAGATGGGGAGTATTTTAACATCCCCATCGTGTCCATAAAAAGAAACGCGGATTTCCTCGACAAATTCGCCGAAAGAGTTGAAACGGGAGAGCTCCATCGTGAATTGATAGGCGTGTATTTTAACTACACAATGTCGGTCGGGAAGAGCAGCTCGTTCCCGGATGGCGTATATAAACGTTTCTGGGATAAGGTTACAGAGCCCGTCCCATTCCATATTATTTCGCTGCCGTCAGATCCTGGTTATTACGAATACACAGCTTATATATCCAGCGTCTCTGATGAATACGAGAAGATAACACAGGATAGCGCTGATTATAAAGGGTTTACCTGCAAGTTTACGGCGAAAGAACCGGCAAGGAGACCATGATGAAAACAGAATTTTATGTCGAATACAATCTGTATGACACGACTGCTCTGCCTGATGCAAAAGAAAGCACAGAGAGCAATGCTGCTTTTGGGGATATGGGGCTGTTTAAGTCAAAAGGCAGCCCACCAAAATACGCTACACTGGAACATAATTTTTTCGTGTTGGATGGGAGTCTTAGCGAAATGCCAGACACGCCGACGGACATCCCATTTTTTTCGGATGTGCAAGCGGGCGCAGATGGAATTTTCACAAAACAGCCTGTAATCAGAATAGATTTTACCGAAAATCATACCTCTATCGGGCTGACTTTTCATTTTTCGGAAACATTCCCGCTGGAGATGGAAGTGACATGGTACGACCTCGGCGGTACATATAAATCGCAAAAACGTTTCTTTCCGGACAAACTGAATTATTTTGCCGAAAACCAGGTGGAGGAATACGGACGCATTGAAATCCGATTTGTACGTGCCCTACCGTGGTACAATGTAAAGTTAAACTATCTCGAGTATGGCACAACGTTTATCTGGGGGCCGGATGTTATAAAAAGCGCGAAGCTTGTAAATGACACAGACCCTATCAGTAATCAGGTCAAGACGGACAAGCTTACGTTTGACTTTGTTGACCCTGATGATGATTTTAATATTGGCAAAATCGACGGGTTGCACAAAACATTGCAGAAAAAGCAGAGAATGTTACCCTATGAAATCGTTGACGGCGTGAAGATGCCGCTGGGCGTGTTTTTCATGGAATCTAACAGTACCGCAAAAAACGTTACACAAATATCGGCGATTGACTACAAAGGGATGCTTGCTAATGTGGATTTTAAAGACGGGCGGATATACGACGGAGAAACGGCGGGAAGTGTGATCGAAGAGATTATGACAGCGGCAGGGATTGAAGATTATACAGTAGAGGAAGAGGTGGCGAAAACGCCCCTGTATGGCACGCTTAAAATCCAAACCTGTCAAAAAGCTTTACGGGAGGTCTTATTCGCTTGTTCGGCTATTATGAACACGTCCCGCCGATCTGGAATCGAAATACGAAAATCGACCAGAAAAATATCGACAACGATTCCGCGCAGCCGGAAATTTTCCACGACGTTAAAGGCAGATCCTTATGTGTCAGACGTAAGCGTAAAATATAAAACATGGGTGTTGGACGCGGCGGAAAGCGAGATTACGAAAGGCACATACGATCCAGGGATACATACAATTCAGCTCACAAGCCCGGCAGCGAACATGAGCGCATCTGCTGGAAGGATTGTTAAACAAATGCCGTACTATGTTGTGCTGGAAATCGCGGGAAACGCCCGTGCAGAGGTCACGATCATGGGGCACAAATATGTTGGTACAGAGCTGGCTACACTGTCCAGAATCGAGCATATAAAGTCCGGTGAAGTGCGGAACACGAAAACATTTTCCGGAACGCTTTTGAATTACGAAAGCGCACAGAAGGTTGCTGACAATATCCTGGATTATTACCAACTCCAGCAGATCATCCAGACACGTCATTTGTCCGCAGAGGAAAAAGCAGGGGACTGGGCGGAGGTTGAAAATACCTTGAAAATGCACGGAAATTTTGTCGCCTGTATAGAATCCCTCAGCATTGACCTCACGGGTGGATTTGTGGGTACGGCAAAGTACAGAGGATATTATAAAATAACATCAGAAGATTATTATTCTGGCGAGTTGTATGCTGATGAGGAGGTGGGAATCACCTAATGGAATGGGTATATGACCGGACACAGGAGGATGTGGAGCGGGCAAAACTACTTACGCAAAAATATGCTGCGGGGGCAATCACGGAAACGGAGAAAAAAGAATGGGCTTCAGGAATGAAAGGCGCGCTGAATGCCTCAGACCTGAACAGGATTGAAGGGAATATCCGGGAAATCGCTGGAATTTTAGCGATAACTGTAACAACGAAAACGTGGGAAAAGAATCAAATCCCACGAGTAAGTGATTTTAAAAGAATCCGTGATAATGTACAACGCATCCGGGACGCATGGAGTACCTTGAAAGATACCCCAGTTACGCCAGATACGCCGCTGGTTACTTATCAAAAATGGAATGCCATAGAACGGATTTTACACGATGTCAAATATGTATATGACCGCGTCATGGACAGTTATTATTATTGCGGCGATGAAATCTACGCCGGGGAAGGAATAGGGATTTTATAATGGCAGAGACATGGTTTACGCCAAAAGAGTGGAAAGCCCGCCTTGTGGAATTCGCAGGACGGCGGTTGCTGAGAAATGTTGCAAACGGAGAAACTGTAACATATGACGTATCCCGTAGCGAGGGGCAGGTTTCGCAGGAGGGCGATGCGTTTAATACCAAAAACATGAACGATCTTGAACAAAGGGTAGCAAATGGATTTGGAAACGCAAAGACAGCGGTTGAAACACTAAGTAGTGACATGGGAGGCAAACTCCCTGTATTAAACTACAATATTACATTATCGGATGATGCAAGTGTGCATGCCCAAAAGGCTTTGAGATATCTCTTTACAGACGCAGAGGCAATAAAACATACATCATTTATGTTTAATATCCTCGTAAATAACGCAGACTTTTATTCTGGAACTTGTTACACAGACGGCGGAAATTCCGCTTGGGGCGACATAAACAAACGCGGCTCGGAAGCAGATCCCGGATCTGTTTGGAAATGGGTTACGTATAATTTTAAAACCGGAGGTGCTGATCCAGTATTAAAAAAATTGGGTAGGTCCGGAACCATTGCTGGGGTTGGCGGGTATTGGATAGACCCTCCCGCTGGGCAAAATGAAGAGTGGACTACCGGATGTGTGCGTTGGAATGGAGATGACCTTGTAGTTACGGTTGAAGATGATTATGCACAAGGGCATCTGACTGTTGGAGCTAAAGTTGGTAGTAAGAGCAGACCCAGCCAATGGGGTGATAAAACGGGCGGATTAATTACATTAAAATATTAACTTTTGCAATTTTTAGCAAAAATCTAAAACACTAACAGAAAAGAGGTAAAAGCATGAAAAAAATCGTGTTTAAATCTGGCAAAGAACTGGAGATTGATGGAATTACCCAAAGCGGGAAATTCTTGCAAATCTCTATAAAAAGCAGCGATGTGAAAAGCATCATCGGCACGTTTTCAGACCCTGAAAACACGGCTGTGATGCGGTATTATGTGGGAATCGACTTGATGTGCGGGTACGCTGGGTTTAAAAAATTCGCCGGGCTGGAATATACGCCTGACGTGATCGCGTCCATCAATTACGAGCAGGAGGACGCAACAACAGAAAGCGGGTTTGTGGAATCCCATGTGGATGTATGTACGGTGCATATGGAAAAAGCTGAAGAAGCAGGGCTGCCGGAGGGACTGACTGATAAAGTCGCAAAACTGGAAAACGATGTGTCCAGCATCACGTCCGGCATCAATGAGATCAACGGAATCTTGGAGGGCGAATGATATGTTTACAAAAAAAGCGAAAGATAATCTTCAGGCAATGTTAGGGCAGGCTAAATTCAGCGCTGCGAATAACACGGATGCACAGGCTTTGCGCGTCCCCTCTCTGTACCCCGAATGGGAAAAACTGGAAGAGGGTACGCATTTGGAAAAAGGGCAGCGCGTTAATTACAACAACGTGCTTTACAATGTCCTTAGTGCTCACGATAAACAGACACAGTGGACGCCGGAGACGGCGCCTTCCCTGTTTGCAAAGGTACTCATCCCTGATCCTGGTGTTATCCCGGACTGGGAGCAGCCTGGAAGCACAAACGGATATAAAAAAGGCGATAAGGTAAAACACAACAGTAAGGTCTGGGAATCGCTTGTCAATAACAATGTATGGGAGCCTGGAGCTGTAGGAACAGATAGTGTATGGAAAGAAGTACAGGAAGGATAAGGTGATCCGATTATCTCCCGGCGCGGGGTTAAGCGTGATTCTGGGGCGGCTTCGGTCGCCCTATTAAAAGGAAAGAGGTAGAATATGAAATTTTCAGACGCATTTAAAATTATGAAAACAGGAATCCCTGTAAAGCTTCCGTCATGGGGCGGATATTGGTATTGGGATGAAGAAAAGAAAACGATCATGATGAAGTGCAGAAAGATTGACTCTGAGACGGGGAAGGATTTACTCGATATTAGGGAAACTCAGCGAGTGGAATATACGATTGAGAATATTCTTTCTGATGAGTGGGAAGTTGCAGAAAAAGGGAAGACTCCAGTCCTCGGTGGGGAGGCTATGTTTGATTTTGGTACTGCAATCAAGTACATGAAACGTGGAATAAAAGTTAAGAGAGCAGGTTGGAACGGGAAAAATCAGTGCATTGCACTCGCAAAGAACATCAGTTATACGGCGGCGGACGGAACTATCGTCAACTGCGAGCATGAAGCTATTGGAAATATGGCTGTTGCATTTATCGGGACATCTGGTGTTCAGATGGGATGGCTTGCGTCACAGGCTGATATGTTAGCGGAAGATTGGATGTTTGCATGATACGGAGGATTGAAAGTATGGGAAGCAAAGAATTTTTAGAAAAGAGTAAGCAGATTGTCGTTGACTATTTCAACAGCCATGCGGACAAAACCGACCAGAAGCAGATTACACAGGATGATGTATATGTGGTTTGGTACTGCAAGACGCTTCAGAACCATAAAGCGCTGTTGAGCACAACTGTTTCTGACGGTATGTATTACGAAATCACGCATAATGGGGACAAGCAGGAAACGTATGTGGATGCATACAAGAAGTGGGAGAATTTTGTTGTGAGGTAATGCAAATGTGGAAAGGAATTGACGTTTCGGATAATCAAGGCGAGATAGACTGGGCACAGGTTGCAGCGTCAAAAGTTGCATTCGCAATCTTGCGCAGTGTGCGCCGATCGGGCAAGGAAGATCATCAGTTTGCTGCAAATCTGGAAGGCTGCCGAAAGCACAATATACCATTGTCTGTATATAAGTACACCTACGCAGCCACGCCGGAAACGGCGCGTGGAGAAGCTCAGCAGGTCGTAGAATTATTACAGTCTCACGGGCTTACCGGAACAATGGTCTGGTGGGATGTAGAGGACAAAGATGTGTTGCATCCGTTGGGCATTAAAAAACTGACAAAGTGCATCAGAGCGGCACAGGAAGTCATCACGACGGCGGGTTACGGATTTGGGCTATATATCGGGCTGTATGTTTATAAGGAGCGCTGGCTGGACTTTGACGCGTTTGCTGGGACACGGCTGTGGGTGGCTCGATACTACAAAGGTTATCGAACGATGCAGTTTGATGACGAGCCGGATCAGGAATACAAGCCCGATGTTGACGGAAACATATCTGGATGGCAGTACACGAGCTGTGGAGAGATTCCAGGCATCAAGGGAGATGTAGACCTTGACATGGCATATGGTGATCCTGCAGCATGGTCGCAGCCTGCGGAAGAGCCGGGAGTGATTTATACCGTATCTGTGGCAGACGTCTGGACACGCGCGCAGGCAGAGGTCATCCAGCAGCAGTTTGCGGCGATGGGAATAAATGGGATTGTCCATAAGGTTAAGATGTTGGAGTAAAGAAAAAGACCAAATAAAGATATAAGCCGAGAGGACACTCAAAGTCCTCCCGGCTTTTTCCTTTTACGGTCTGCTTTCTTCAGTCATAGCAAAAACCCTCCATATTCACCTTAATTATATATGGTAGTTCACTTCAATTTCCCATTTACAACATCTTCAATCATTCTTCTCTCAAAATTAGTTAAATCTTTCATTTCTAATAAAAATTTAGCCTCGTTTTTTTCTTTATGAAGCCACTTTACAAAATCCATAATAATTTCTGTATTATTATCGCATTCAGCTTTTGCGATTCTGTACATTTCCTGAATAGATTCTTTTCTTTCCATTTTATTCTCCTATATACATTGTCTTTTTATACTTCGTTTGTTTTTCCGATGGCATTAACTCTACCCTTGCGACCACAAGAATAAGTTCCACTATACCACATCTGTTTATTCCCTCCTTTTTTAATTATAGCATTTATTGTTGTTTGGTACAATATGTTGGATGAAGAATTAAGTATGCTTATATAAGATGTATCATCTTGACCGACTAATTTTGCCACGTATTTTGCATTTGCCATTTAATCAGCTCCTTTCTGCCATAAAACTTAGACTTTATCGGATTTTTGAATAATAATTTTTCCATCTTTAACGCTTACCATAACATTATTGTCGGTTTTTGACACACCTATTTCTTTAAACATACTAACTGGCAATTCAATCTTTGCCCTAATTAAATTCCTAGACGACTGATTATTAGAAGTGAAAAACGATACATTTTTATATATTCTACTTTCCTTTTTATCTTCCAATAATATAAAAGCGTTATATTTACTCAAATAATCCATTAGTCCACCAAGTCCATAATTTAAAAAATCAACATTTGATAATTCGTCTGTTCTAGCTTTACCCGTTTTATTTAATAAATAATGTAGGGCGTTTTCTCTATTTTTTTTGTCTTCCCAATAATGTTTAGGAGTACAAGTTAATTCCCAAACTTTATATCTCCCAGGATAAGCATTGTCTATTGCTCGAAACGGACTTCTTCCAAAAACATACTCTAACATACCAGATAAATGATATTTTCTAAAAATCATTTCACATATTTTTTCTCTAATGTCTTTATCTTCCCATTTCAAGATATCTTCAATAAAATATCTTGTTATTTCCGCTGCTTCATACTCTACACCAGATTGTTTCCAAAAACCTATTGGGAATCTTCCTACTTTTTTGTCAAGAATGTCTTTAAATATCTCTTTTCCATTTTTCCCATCATAACTATATTTTTTCCCCATAATAACACCTATCCTCTAAAAAATATTTATAACCGGTTACAGTTTACAATTTGTTAAACACATCTACTACCACTTGCTGCATTCCTGAAATTAAATGGCTATAAGTAATTATAGTAGCTACTATTTCGAATTTCCATATGTTTCTCTTTTATCCACAAATTTCATGCAATAAACACATCCTTTATTATTCCATCGGAAATCTTAAATAAAAACTGAGTAGAGTTTTCAGAATTAATATAAGCTACCGCATCGTAACCGTAGTTTTCGGATTCCTTTACGATTACTTCTGTCTCTCCCTCTTCTTCAAAATCCTCAAATGCGCAAATAATTTCATCCTCATCAAATTCTGTCCCTATTAAGTTTTCTAAATTTTTTAATACCTTTTCTGCTGTCATAATGGCGTTCTCCTTTTTATAACTGTTTTTGATTATGTTTTCTTGCTTGTGATTTAATCATAACCGAAAATGATTATAATGTCAAGAAGAAAAATAATTATTTTTGATTATTTAATTTTTATATTGATTTATTCCTAATCAAATGTTATTATTTTTGCGAGGTGATAAAGAAATGGGAGCAAGTAAGCAAATCAAACAAGTAATGATTGAGAAAAATATAAAAGTGGGGGAACTTGCGGATAGAATCGGGATGAAGCCGCAGCCATTAAGTAATAAACTTTTTAGAGATACCATGAGCTTTTCCGATGTCGAGCAGATCGCGGCTGCGTTGGGCTGTGATGTTAAAATAGTGGACCGGGAAACTGGGAAAGAGTTCTGATGCCTCTTATTTTTGCAATGATGATATATGACGCAAAACAAAACACGTGTGGATTGCGTCCATAGGGTACAAGGGCAAGCAGTACAGACTAAAGCGGACAAAAGATTTGGATGCAGCCATAAAAGCCCGGAAAGAAGCGGAAGAAGCAGTAAAAAACGGAGATTTTGAAAAGTGGCGAATAAAAGAAAACCAGAATAAAGACATAAGCTGAGAGGGCAAGCAAAGTCCTCCCAGCTTTTTATTTTTTGATGATGTATGACACGAAATATGACACAAAGCAAAAAGAACCTTGATCTCTCAAGGTTCTTTTAGTCGGAGTGACAAGACTTGAACT